TCCGTATAATTTAAGATCATCTTTTAATTCTGGACAAGATCCGTAATACTTTTTCCAATCGGATTCTTGTTTTTGTTTTCTTTTTTTGCCTTTTGGTGTTCTAAATGCCCAAAAGTATTTGCGACCAATGTATTGACGATTGATTATGGTATTTGTAATGCAATAGACAAATCCATAATAGTCCTTGATATCTCCACTGGTGAATATGTCACCATCAAAAGTCCAAGGATTATCATATACCTCATTATTTATATCATTCATAATATAGAATTAGGTATTTTATCTATACTTTAGGTAATTTTACTCCTGGTGCTAACTTATAAAGATCTTCTCCTGTTATTTTATTTTTCATTCCTTTTTGATAATTTTTAAATGCTTCTGTGCTTGCATTTACATCAGCTTGATTAATTATGTATGGACTTCCCCCCTTCATTTCCACTATTCCCTGAATAGTATCTGCATCCATCTGAGTCATAACATAATGTGCCTCTTCTACAGTCTCTGCATGACCTTCAGATAAAACATAGTCTAATACAAGATCATATGGTTCATAATGAGATTTAATTATTGGTTTACCCAATTTAATCTGCTTCAGATTATATTTTTTAGTTGTCTGTGAATTTGGATACTGTTTCATGAAATCCATTTTTGTGATATCACCTTTCTTCATCGCTTGGAAATCAGCGTTTTTATTTCTCAAGTTTGAAATTCTATCAGTTCCAAGTTTAATTTCATTCTTTGCAATCATCTTATCTCTAGCACTACCTGGTTTTACTGGTTTAATTGTTGAACCAAGTTTTGTAGTGTCTGGTAGTTTTGTGGATAGTAATGGTTTTACTTTCTTCTTCACTTCATTATCTTTCTTAGTTTGTTTTTCTATTTCTTTAACATCTTTACCCATCACACTTGTTGTTGGTTTCTTCAACTCTCCTGAAATCTCTCCCTTTTCATTCTTCTTAATATTTGTTACATCAGGAACCATGCTTGAGTCGCTTTTACTCGTTGTTAACTCACCACTCTTTATTTTTTTATACTCGTCACTAGCTGGATAAATTTTCTTTGTTCCACCATTTGGAAGATTAATGATGATTGGTTTCTCTTCCTTTTTTACTTTTGGATTCATTTTAGATTTAACAGGTTTTATTTCAGATTTTACTTCAGGTTTTACTTCATTCTTTACTTCAGGTTTTACTTCATTCTTTACTTCAGGTTTTACTTCAGGTTTTACTTCATTCTTCATTGAAGTATCTTTAATCACATCCTTTTGTTGAATTTTAAATGGAGTTTCTTTAGCACTTGGATCCACTTTAGGATTAACTTTCTTACTACCAACAACCTCGCCTTTATCATTTACAATTTGTTTGTTTATCATTCCAAAATCAGGATTCAATTTTTTATTCGATCCTTCCTCTGGTGGAATATTAGACATCTTCTTCTCATCAGGTTTTATATTTACGTTTTCCTTTTTCTTTTTATAATCAGGACCTTTCATAAATTTATCGAACGCTCTCTGAAAAATATTTTTTTTCTCCTCTTCAGTTAATGAATTTATATACTCATCTAAATTTTCCTCTTTATTAGATTCTTCAACCTTGTAAATACTTTGATATAAATCTTTTATATCCTTAACTTGTTTTCCTGACAGCGATTCCATGTCTTCATTTTTTTTATATCAAAGGTATTTATATTATCAACTACCCACTGGTTTCATCGCCCTATTTCTAAAATTTTTAAATGACTTGGCGATCTGTTTGCGACCTTTACTTGTAGTAAGAGTATCAAATAACTTTTCACCTGCTGCTTGTCCAGCTACATATCCACCAACACCTCCAACATATGTACCTGCACCAGGTGCTACCGCAGTTCCACCAGCTGCACCCAAGGCACCCCCAATAAGACCACCAGCAACTTTAGAAGCAGCCTTTCCAAGTGACCTTCTCTTAGTATCACCCTGTGCTTGTGATTGTTTATAGGTGTTTCTAAATGTGATTGCAGAGTCCACTGCACCAAGAACAGGACCACCTATTTTAAGTGCCTTTTTAAGTGGTGCTTTTTGAAGTAAATTCTTCTTATACTGTGTAAATCCTGCGTCTTTCCTAAAATCTTTGAATGCTCTCTTTGATAATTTATCGTCGATCTTAGTGCTGATTTGTTTATCTAAGTCTGCGGTATCTATATTTTTAAGACCCCTATTTAACCTATCCCTATCAAAAATTCTTTTTATCTCTCTTTTAGTTGAAAGATCCCTGATTGGAGGAGTCTTTTTAAAATCAGGAATTTGAGGACCTTTATTCTTAGTGATGTTTGTTACGTTCCCTACCCTACCACTAAAATTTGTTTTTTGTTTGGTAAAATTAGGTAAACTAGGGTTCGTTGTTGGTGTTTGATTTACATTTACCTTTGGTTTTTGATCTTTTAATTTATTTAAATAATCTTGTTGGATTTGTTTAATTTTATCAGATACTACAACGTTAGATGTATTACTTGTTGAACCCTGAAATTTTTTTACTACGTCTGAAAACTTATCAGGTTTAACAACATTTTTTGTTTGTGGTTTTAATACTTTTGTTTTGAGTGGTGTTCTTCTGTTTTTAACAAACTTTTTACTCTCTCCACCCATCTCTGGAGAACCAGATGGAGTTGTACCTTTTGCACCAGATGAAAATTTCTTCGGTTGTTTCTTAAACTGACCTTCATCCCCAGTTGGTGTTGTTCTTAATGTTTTACTATCAGGTTGATCAGTAAAAAATCTATTTTGAGTTGACGTTTTATTTTGTTTATTTAAACCAAGTTCTTTTTCTATTCTTGCCTGACCTGCCTTCCCACCATCATCTGGAACAGCATCTTTTCCAAGAAGTTTTTTAACAATATTCTTTGTACCTTCATCACCAATATTTTTAGATCTTCTCTCGGTAATGTATTTTGATTTAAATTGACTAAAGGTCGCCATCACTATCAGACACTTTTTTAGTATTTATATCATATGCTTCGTAAGCATCATAATCTCCAAATAACCAAGCGTCTACCTCAGCTGCTTCACGATATGCTTCAATACTCATGTCTTTCAAACCTTCTACTTCTGATTCAGTTTCAACATATTTAACTCTAGGTTGTGTATAACCATCCCAACCTTTATGAATCTCTTTCATTTGCTCATCTACACTTGCCATCTCCATTTGTATCTTACCCTCAATCCATACCTTTTTCAACCAATCAACAAAACCTAATGCAAGATGTTGGAGATATGGGTTTTTAAATTTCTTCTTAACCCATCTCTCTGCCTTTGCATACCAAGGGTCTACACCCTTACCAAACTGTTTCTCAAAGTTTAAACCCACTGAATGTGTCTTTTTTGACATCTTGTTTGATTCCTCCAACAATGTAAGATTCGACTTCTGTTTCCTGTGGTGCAACTTGCAATCCCTTTGATGAAATCCAATGCTGTGTCCAAGGTAATGGATTATTCTTAAGAGGAATATCATAGATTGGTTTTAGACCAACAATCTTCATTCTCTTGTTTGCAATCCACTCAACATACTGATGAAGTAGTTTATCATTCAAACCTATCATACTACCATCTTTGAAAAGATATTCTGCCCACCTCTTTTCCTCGTCAACAGTTTTTTCAAATGTTTTAATCAACCAAGGTTCTTCTTCTTTCGCAATCTGAACCATATCTGGATCATCACCGTTTCTCCAGTTCTTTAAGATTGTTTGAGTTATTGCCAGATGCTGATTCTCATCTCTTGCAATAAGCGAAATGATTTTCGCAGATCCTTCCATGAGTTTAAGCTCACCAAAAGCAAAACTACAAGCGAAAGATACATAAAAGCGGATACCTTCCAAAATGTTGACATTAGCGACTGCCCGATAAAGTTTTCTTTTTAAATCTTTTATTTCCATTTTAGCGGAAATATGACTTCTCATATCACCCTTCCACCAGTTACTCTGATCATACTGATGTGCTGAGTTTATAAAGTCATTATATGCGGATGTAACACTCTCTGCTCTTTCTAAGATTCTATCATCCTTCAAGATAGTATCAAATACTTCTGAAGGATCAGAGTATACGTTCTTGATAATATGAGTGTAGGAACGTGAGTGAATTTGTTCCATAAACTCCCATACACCCATACATGCTTCTAGTTCTGGAAGAGAACAGTATGGTGAGAAAGCCATACCAGGACCACGACCTTGAACTGAGTCAAGCATCACTTGATACTTAAGATTACTTGTAAAGATGTGCTTCTGTTCTGGACGAAGCATTTGATAATCACTTCTATCCTTCTGTAGAGATACCTCTTCTGGTCTCCAAAAGTATCCTAACTGTGTAGTTGTAAGTCTCTCAAAGATTGGATACTTGTAGGAATCGTACCTCTGAATACCTAAAGGTTTACCAAAAAACATAGGTTGTTTCTTGGTATCCACTTCGTGTGAATTGAATACCGTCATAGAATTTACCACTGGTCTGTCCTCTGAGTTTACTCTAAAGTTTACACGACTCACAGTCTTCTTCCTCCGAACTTAAAATGTTTGAAACTAGGTTATCTAATTGAGGTGTGTCCTCAATTTCATCTGTCTTGATATCATATGTATTCTGATAGTAACTTGTCTTCCAACCATATTTGTATGTGGACAAAAAGTCTTGAGCCATCACAGATACTGGAACTTCGTTATTATCATAATTTTCTGGATTATAACTCCAATTACCACTTATTGCTTGGTCAAAGAACTTTTGCATAACAGCAACTATGTTGATGTATCCAGTGTTGTCTTGCATCTCCCAAAGCAACGTATAATTGTTTTTCAGACTTGCATACTGCGGAACAATCTGCTTAAGAGGTCCTTTTTTTGATTTTTTAATGGACAGGTATCCTCTAGGTGGTTCGATTCCATTTGTTGCATTTGACACAACGGAACTGCTCTCCGAAGGCATCTGTGCGGACAATGTTGAGTTCCTAACTCCGTGTTCCAGTACAAGTGCTCTAAGAGATTCCCAATCATATTTCAGATCGTTTGATACAAGTTCGTCTACGTCTTTCTTATATGTATCAATCGGAAGAATTCCATTACCATACTTGGTTCTATTTGAGTATTCACACGCACCTTTTTCCTTCGCAAGATTAACTGTTGACTTAATTAGATAGTATTGGAATGCCTCAGTAAGATCATGAGTCAACTCCCATGCCTTCTTATCGCTGTAAGAAACACCGTTCTTGGCGAGATAATGAGCAAGACCAATATAACCTATACCAAGTGATCTTCT